TCAGGCAGCTACCTTGATGTTCTTGACGATTACGAACGCGTCGGTGTTCTCGACAGCCGTTCCAACACGGGTGAACATGGTGTACTCAATCGTGTCCTTCTTGGCCTTGTACTCGCGTACGACCTTGATTTCACGCTTGATTCCCCACAGAAGGTTCTGCGGGAAGGTGAGCCAAAGCTCACCGTGCTCACCAGTCGCGCCACTGTAATCACCAGCCTGGGTTTCATTGAAGTAAGGCACTTCCTGTAGAGGAACGCCGAACATCGTGGAAACCGTGAAACCAGCAGGACCCTCGGTGCGAACCGGACGGGACGTGTCGGTGTAGCTTGGTGACCAGTTGTCGTCAACTAGGTTGAATAGGTAATCCTGGATCAAGTTCGATCCGGTGAAGAACTTCAACTGGTTACGACGCTGCATGTAAACACGCGGCATCGCCTTTAGGGCAGCGTTGGCAGCAGCGCGGTTAAGCGCGGCACCACCGTGGTCAACAACGTGGCAAGCACCCTCGTGGTACTTCGTGGTTGAACCTACACCAGTCTTAGCAATCTTCGCCCATCCATCGAAAACGTTCAACAGCGGGTCGCTGGACGAAACGTCTCCGTTGATAGCAAGGTCCTCTAGGTCGTTACCGGCCTGAGTCGCCATCAAACGTGCGATGTGGTCCTCTAGAGCCTCACCCTCTAGGTTGTCCTCTAGGGTGTCGGTCGAAAGTTCCCAATCGAGACGGAGCTTACGCGTTGCAAGGGAAACCTTGGAGAAGTAAACACCGGCGTTTTCACCAGTGTCAACTGCCTCGACGGCACCACGCAGGAGGCGCTTTCCAACACCGATCTTGTCAATGTCCATTTCATTGGAACGCATGCGGATCGAACGAACCTGGGAACCAAGAACGGTTGCGTCCCACATGTAGTCAATGAAGGTATTGGCCTGCTCCGGGTAGAGCAATCCAGTTCCAGCCGGGTTACCGATCTGGGTGGACTCAATTACCTTTTCTAGCAAGTCACTCATTTGTTTTCACCTCCAATAGTGAATAATATAGTTTTTTATGAGTGTTACGGAGTGGCGGTTCAGATATTGCTAACTGAACCGAAGAAGCGCCCATTCCATAGTGACGGCTTCGCGGACTTCTCCACGACGCCTTCCGTTGACCCGCCAAGGTCGCCGGACTTCTTATTACCCACGCTCTTCTCAACTGCGTCGTAGCTCTTCTTTACATGATCCACAGTTTCGTTAACAGCGCTAAACTTTTCTGCGAGTTCGGTCTGTGCCTGACCAATCTCATCTACCTTGTTGGCAATGGCCTCGAAAGTGGCTAGCTGGTCAGCCATCTTCTGAATCTGCTCCTGGACCGCATCCGCGAAATCCGCGAACATCTTTCCAAAATCAACAGCCTCTTCCTCGGTAGCTCCCTCAGCCGGGGCGTCTACGGCCTTTTCGACCTCTTCCTCGACCTCTTCTTCTACCTCGGCCTCAGCGGCCTCTTCCTCAACCTCATCTTCGGCAATTTCAGCCTCTACTGCGGTGTCGGTGCCTAGGGCCTCGACTTCCTCACCGGCTGCTGCCTCTTCGACAGTCTCTAGTGGTGTTGGGTCCTCCTGGACCTCCACCTCTACTTCCTCTGCCTCGGTAATGTCATCTGCCATATCGTTTAACCTCCCCTCCACGGTATCGGCCTTTACAAAATCAGCAACGATTGCATTGACCTTTTCAATCTTGTCGCCTCCATCGCTTTCGAACCAGCCGATGTTCTCGGTCGGGCCACCACACGCGGAGCAGTCCTTCGACTCTTCCCGTGAGGTGAAAGCAACATTGTCAGTGCCACACCAGAATACGTTTTCAGCTACTACCTCGGTCACCATGCCGGACGCGGAGAGCGTTCCGTCAGCGGCCTTGGTAATGCTGACAACATCGCAAAGCTGGTTTGCTGGAATGTCCACCAGGCTCAGCTCGATAAGGTTGTACTTCTTAATAAGTCGTACTGGCTTACCGGCGTCCTTGGCAAAATGATTCTCCGTCTCGGTGACCTTGCCACCGATGGAGAAGCCTGTCAGCGTTCCATCCAGAACCATTTCCCAAACCTGCGGCGCACCCTTGGAAACGTATACATCGACATAAATGCCGTTGTAGAACTTCTGGGTCTGCGGGTCGTAGTAGCTGTCCTCGCGGAAATCTACTAGCTTACCGGCCGGGATCGACTGGTGCATGAGGCGAATGTTTCCACGGAAGTTCGCAAACGCTTCCTTGGATGCGCTGGAAAGAACAACGTCGTCGGACGTGTCAATGTTGTCCAGCGTGGCCCAACCGCTAACAATGCGGTTCTCCTTATCCACCTTCTGCAAAGGCATGGAGATACGGACGTTATCCCCGTCCGTGTACCAAGAT